ATCAATTTCCGATAGATAGTCATTGTCCTCCTCGCACGAGGGGTGTTTTAAAAGTAGAACTTCAGGCTGATCTCTATCCTCTTCAATATTAGATAGGCTATCGTCCTCTGTGGTGGCGCTATCTGTTTCTTCTGCCTGATCGTCTATGAAAAGACATCTTTTTGTTGATCTAGAGGTGGCGCGCTCCTGTATTTCAAATCAAGGTTATAATTAACGGCTGCATAGTTTCAACGTTAGGTTTAAAAAGTAAATGTGATAGGTACTTACCCGTTTATAGTTTGCCCATGATATTTCTGAATAGGCTGCCTTTTTCTCTCCAGCAAAATAGTTGAAGAATAGTTCTGCTCCTTCAGCAATATGTTCATTTGCTAAGAAAACAACTCTGGGCTGTTGATCAGTGAGGTATACCCTTGGTATAAGGTTGGGATTGATACAATGGTTAATTCTTTTTGATTCGGACTCTGTTGCGGTAGGGTCTATGACTCTCTTTCCAAGTCCATGGGCATAGAAGTAAAGGAGGACACATGCCGATTGCTCTTCGGCATATTGTATTTCTCTATCCCTTGCCTCTGACTCTGTAATACATTCACCCTCATATTCACATACAAGTTCTCCTTTCTTAATATTAACTTTAGCAAAAAGTCCATACCCATTGATTTCTGATAGTTTAACAACTACCTTTTCCTTCCATGATCGGGTGGTTATTTCGTTTAATATCTCCTTTCTTCTCTCCCCCATTCTTCAAAAATTACGCGGGCAATGACTGCGCATGTCCGTGTGGGGTTGTGATAAAGGCGTCTGCTTTATTTGTTTTATATATTATATTTTATTATCATAGAACTCCACACGGACATGCGCAGTGAAAGTCCCTATATAGTTACACCCATTAAATAAACACACTCCGCCATTTCCTTTTATTCCCCTTTCGGTACTCAACGAGGAAGGTAGGTTCATAGAGCCTAATATGAAAAATATATCAATATGTTTCTAATTTGTAGCTATTTTCATTGCAGGCAATGGACAGCTCCTCACTGCGGTAGGTAGCAAAATGATTTTAGACCATTATGGTAATTAGAGTACTTTACAGAGCGCCACTGCCGCGATGAAAAGCCTCTTTAGGAGTAACAAAACCACCTACAGATAGAGCTAAAGAGCTTTCTAAAAAAGTAGTATTACTCAGATTACAACCCATAACAGAGGTATTTTTAGACCGCCGGTTTAAGGTATATTGGCGCTTCTAATATATCTTTTTTACTTCCTCAGTTCCTCGTTGATCTATTTTAAAGCAGCCATATTTCCTCTTTGTCGAGAGTCGTTGTTTAGTGAAGAAGAAGGTAATTAAGAGGCCATTTTATACTCTTGCATGCTCCATATAATTTACTTAAAATAATAGGTCTTCGTCTAATGATACCTTTACAAATCACATGACAATTTAAAAATTTAAAAATAACGAACATTTAACAGTTAATTCATTCTACCTATATTAAAAACTACAGTTCGGCGCCAAAACCTCAGTCAAGAACAGTACCGGAAGGTAAGTATGTTACTAGAAAGATAGCTTAAAACAGCCATTGGCACCGAAAGTAATATTATTCCACTTTTGCTTTACAGGGTAACAACAACTCCCAGAATCAAGGTAAGAAATATTTATTAGTGAAATGCATAAATCACAGAAACAGTGGAAATAGTAGATATTATATAGCATGTTTTTCATATTTTTAGATTTGTCTACAGCAACAAAGTAAGTCATGTCAGATGAGGATGTCACCGTTACAGTTGACTCCAACCCGTCGTATGCTATCACGTTTAAATTTTTTAATGGAGGCTTTACACATTGTCACTTTGGATGTTGTATCCCCTTTGATAACCACGATATAAGTGAGCCAGCAACACATAATAGTAAAACAGGTCCAGCTAACATTAGAAAACAACCTACTCTAACCACAATTGAGAAGGAACCTATTGATACTACCTCTGATAAAACAGATCAAAACGTAAATGACATTATAGATACTACCGACCAGGACAAGGACATTGACCAATAGCGGTATATTGATTACAATCATAACATTTCTCTTTGTTAGATGGCGAGAGAGATGCGTCTCAGGAAGAGGAATAGAATACGCAAAAATGTAGAGAAAAAAACAAAAGTAAAACATAGAGCAGTAAGAGCTAAACGCACTACCAGAAAAAGAAAGATAAAAAAAAAAGTAACTAGACAAAAGGCACTTCAGCGTAACAGACAAAAGGTATCACAAGCTGTCAGTATTCCAGTCAGTGTCAACCCAAACTTTAACGTGTCTATACCTAGTGACCAGAGACTACCGTTTAGTAGGGAACAGAGTCAGACACAAATTAACAGTAGAGATATCACTGGGCGCAATGATCAGTCAAGGTCTAATAGCATTCTGAGGAAGGTGGCCCGCTTCGTTGCACCAGCAGCGCTTAGTGCAGCCGCCAGCTACTGTGGCATACCCTCACTTATTCCAAGCACTATCTCTGCACTAGGGAACCTACATCAAAGCTGGAACAATGTAGAGGAAAGGCAAATACCTCTTGAAAATATTTTACCTATAGATAGTAATAGCAGTAGATGGCCAAGGCTATCATCGCTTCCACAAGCCATTGCTCTAGCAATCATGCAAGCAGGAAACATGTTTAAAAGCCAGAGAGGAGGTAAATTTACTTTCAGAAGTCATCGCAGAAAAATATACCGGTCAGTTATACCTATAAATGTGCAGCGACAGAGATACACACCACGCAGGAGAGGCCTTGTCCGTATCCCTGTAAGATCCATTAAAGATGCCCCTGACATGACCTCAATAACCCATATACTACAACCACACACACACAGACATACAGAACAATCCCTAGACCTATTGCACACAGACCTACCATCCCTCCAGATATCTGACAGCAGAATACCATTACCTATATTAACAACAGGTAGCACAATGGACAATAATAATGGAAGTATTAATAGGCCAAAGGTGCCTCCACCACCACCACCTCCATTACCACCCCCTGGCACATTTACAAGTGGTACCCCACTGAGCACAACAATCCACAGAGGAAAAAGACCTACCGAGAAAAAGGCTACACCTAAATCAAAGGAGGACACATTACAGGAGAAGTTACTTAACGAGCTCAAGCAGGGGGTTCGCTTGCGCCCAGTATCCCATCGACCCATTAGGCAAAAAGAGCAGACAGAGCCATCACTACATGAGCAGCTAATGACCGGAATAAAAACATTTGGACGTACCTCTAACCAAAAGAATCTTAATGTTCCTGGCGTTTACAATGACATGACTGACTTATCCAGCATCTTTCGGTCTAGGCTTGAAAGCCCAGTGCGACTATCAGAAACCCAGCGGCAACACCTCTATATATAGAGCCATACCGCCTCATACGTATAATGTGATTTGCTTACAGTGCCATTTCTACAAAGGCCTCGAAGACCACCTGTAACACCTAAAACAGGCAGATTACAAACAGGACCATGTAGCTCAGATAAGGACAAAATAGAGACGCAAAAGAAAAAAACTACCAAGACCCCACTTAGAAAGCCCCTGTGCAAAAACTGCCATGCAGCTAAAACAATTGCAACCAATGCAGTATCGACAGTGAAAGACCTGAGATGGAACTTTTACAAGACCAAGACTGTATTACAGAGTCACTGTACAGACAACAGCCTAATGCTGTCAAGCATGCTTGATGATATATATTCTCTGCAAAACACTGTAGAGACATTAACAGCATGTGTTCAGTATCTCTACCAACTTAGTCCAGCATCAGAATAATGTGGGCAGACTATCATAATGTTGTACCAGGAGAGCCACATAGACCAATACATGTCCTGTTTTCAGAGCATGGTGGCGGTATCTCTAAAACAACATTTGCTCCACCATTCCGATTTCCCCTCTCACACAGTGGACGGCGACATGTAGTTGTACGGCTAACAGACATAGGTCTGATTAATAACTGTGTCAATATATGCACGGAATTTAAAAACAATTTTCTGTTTGCTAATGGCAATAAAATCGTGTTGAACGAAGCATGTTATGGCGAAATTGAGACATTAATATTTGAATTGAAGCAGAAGCTATCGGCAAAGGGTAACCTACTAAGTATACAATCCGACCACTTAGGATATCTTACCATATACAGTACAGCAACACTTGAGATACCAATATCAGACAATAAGGACGGACCTATCAAAGACAACTTAGCCCTAAAGCTAGGTCTACCACAAGACACCAACATTAGCTATATTGGAGGATACAAATGTATTAAGCTTACGGACACGGTAACCACTGTAGTTGCACCTGATGTCTGGGGAAGCTGTGCACAGTTACTAGTGCGATGCCCGCTTCTAGCCAATAATGCCGAGATGCAGCAAACACTAGCAATTGTGCCAGCGGCATCCTTCACCACCCACCAACATATACATGTAGAGAACAATGGTCTAGCGATTCCATTTAATGAAATTCCAGAACTGACATGCCTAGAACTACAATTCACTAACAGATACGGGGAGGCCGTACGATTTATGTCGGGCGTTCCATATGGAACATTGCAACTAATGTCATTATAAACATTTCCTTAGAGGCAATGGCTCCTTATGAAAGGCAACCAGACGCGACTTTCTGGCGAAATCATGGAGGGGCTACCCTCTGGACAGCAGATATGAGCAGACGAAGACGCAAATATGCACGAGGAGGAGCAAATGGCTTTAGATATGCACGCAGGGCATTTGACTATCTGAAGGCTAATATAGTACCATTGCTACAGAAATACTGGAAACCGGTATCACAATATGTAGCTGAATACGCAGCCCGGAACGGAGCTGCCTTTGCAAAAACATATAAAACGCAAGGTATCTCAGGCCTCTCAGGACATATATTCCAAAGCCTCCCGGTAGTTCTAGGGGATGTCCTGGCCGCCTATATGAAACAAAGACAAGATACCAACAAAGAGAATGAGAGGGGGGGCATCTTCCCATTACTAGCAGCCCTGCCAGGAATACTTGCATCAGCCTTCACAGTTGCCAAACCCCTCCTAGTTGCAGCAGCTACCTCAGCAATTCCTGCTATCATAAATGCCTCTACGGCCAAGTCCAAAAGAGGGTCGGGGACAAGCATAAACTCTGCCAGAGGCCCTATAACCACCTTACACGACATCACATTGGCACATGCGCTATCACAGATGTCGAAGGACACACGTGCCAAATGTATCGCCGACTATGCTGGCCTAAAGGGATGGGAGAAAAACCTTGAGACACATTTACGAGGAGGTGCCCACGATCCACAGGCGTTAACCACAGCCCAGAATATCCTTTGCCTACCCAATACAGGAAAGCTAGCTAGAGGCAGGAACAGTACAATGGGACTATTGGAGCCCTCAGAGGAAAGTGCTTTCCCTACATGTTCATCAATAACATGCTATAAAGAGCCCTCAGCCAGAGCGCCAATGCGCTGCCGGCTTACGCAGGTTAGAGAGAGAGGAGGTAAGGGAGGACGACCGGGGAGCCGTATAGTCTATTGTACCGGCTCAGTGTTTAAATAAGGCTAATGCGAGGTTTACAGGAAACTAAGTGTCTCTATTTACAGAATGACTACTACATCACCTGACGCCTTTGACATTGACCTATCTACATTGCCTATGACAAATGCAAACCGACAGCATGTCAGTGCCAATCTAGCCAGACGGGTATATAAGAGAGAGGCATCAGAACAAACACTGACAGATAATGTAAATAAGGACGGAATTACAGAGACACTGATTAACGTTCAATGTGGACACGATGAGTCAATACTGTTAGGGTCATTTACATTTGAGATATCAGGCCATGTGAAACGTGCTGACATACCTAACTGGCAGTCGGTAGATGCTGCCCGACAGCACTTTGCACCAATTGGCCCAGGCAATGCCGTTGGACCTGTACCATTACCACCCTTCATTGCCAACAGCCAGTTCCAGGTCATAGACCTCAGAGTAGGAGCGGCAGGAAGCCTAAATGTTTTCCTAGCAAACCAGAGATCATCCACAGGCCATTGTGGAGCACTAGGCTTCCTAAATAAATATACCAATCTACCAGAGGAAGATGGTGCAATGCAGGAAGGCTATTTAGGAGACATAGAAGGACATTCATACAGGGACACATTACAAGTAGACTCCTTCGACTCTCCCTTCAAGGGCTATGAACCACTATACCATCAGCTCAACAATCCGACAAACCTACTTGTTGAGATGGATGTTATAGAGGAGGAGACAATTGTACCCCTACCTGCAGGGATGCCATTGCAGCTCCGCTTCGTCACAGTAGCAGGCCCACAGCGTCGTAACATTATGAGATCCCCTGATCAAAGACAACATTGGCAAATAGAGTTCGACAGTTTTAAAGTAACATGGACATGCATTAAGCTTACAGACGATTCCAGGGAGGAGGAGAAGGATATTGTTACTTATCCAACGTTAGACATAGGACTACAGGTACATCAGCTACCTGTTGGCAATACCTCAATAGTAATACCCATTACACGTTCTGAAATGCAACTAGTACCACAATACCTACTTATATTCATCGGACATCAGGACACCTTTAACCCTGAATATATGTCAGTAGGAACCTTACATGGTTTACACAGGGACATCCTAGCCACAATGCGACTAACTGTCAATGGGGACCTGAACCCAGAATTCATGTCACCATTCCAGGCCTATACCATTGACCTAACAGATCTTACAGCTCGCCGACAAATGCGTCAGGCATGGTGTGCCCGCCTGGGCCGTTCTATAACGAAAGGAACATACAGAGACAGGCCACTAATGGAAAGTCACATGCGCCGCAATGTAACTACCTCCCTAGGCTGCAGTTCCTTTGCTATAATGACAGATCCAGGTATGACAGTAATAAGAGAAGCATGTTCAGGAGGAATTGCCGGCCGCATAGATGCCTTAATCACGTTCCAGAGACCTATAGCTGCTAACATGGCTCTTTACGTAATGTACTGTACCAAGCAAGCAATTACCTTTGAAAGGCAGGTTACAGCTAATGGTTTATCATCGTCGTGGACAATATCTGACATTTTTACAAGACCTGCATATACTGAGGTTTACCATGAAAACCAATTGACCACAGGCGCACATCAGACCGACGACCGGATGCCCATGTGACAATGCAGACACAACATAGGAAAACAATACGACGGAGTGAGACAGTTCTACCCTACAGACATATAGAGATGCCACAATACAGCCTATCTGACATTGGACAGATCGATAGGAAAGTAAGACTGGACACACAAGGTCAATACTATGGATGGGGCTGGCTCTCTACATCAGAGATCGCTGCAGGACTCGCACGGCTGGGCATTAATGGTGTAGTCTGTCCTATGCAGGAGGGTGACAAATTACCATTTGATGATTGTAATAAAGGCTTGGTGTGCATAATGCTTAAAGGTGGTCACTATACCATGCTTGTCAAATTGTCGTCCTTTATCTGCTTTTTTGATGCTCTGGGCTTTCCTGTGACATATCACTTTCCTATGTGCAATGCTCCTATACTGTCCCTGTCAGAGCCAATACAGCCAATGAGATCGTCAAATTACTGTGGGTGCTATTGTCTTTTCGTTGCCTATATGCTTACTAAAAAACGATTGCCACACACTAATAATGGTGGAGAATTGAAAAGCTCTTTCAGGTCGCTTCTGCAGCGTTACATGGACTGTTCTAGCATCGCAACTGTGCGAAAGCAACGTAATGAAAAGATTACCGAAATGTTTATGATTGACCATTCCATAGGTGAGGAATTTACAGATGGGGAGATGTATGCGCATTACCAGAGATATCGAAAAGACCTTAGCCCACGTAACATTAGGTAAAGTAACTGATAGGAGGCACTGTTGTTCTTATCTTTACAGAGGCTCCATCGGAGCACTAACAATTAATGGAACGCTCTTTGATGTCCCTGGAATAAGGGAATTACAGGCCGGACACATGGAAAACCAAAGGAAACCAAGATCTATACGTCTGCAAGTGGCAGAAAGAGCTACATTATGGGGAAAGTTCCCCTTTGAAATTTTTTGGACTATCTTTGGTGACTCTGAAAGATTATTTCAATTCTCCACTGATGGTAACTTCACAACCCCAAAAACATTTAGAAACGTTCATGCTTTTAAACGATTCTGCACTGAACATCTGCCTGAACAGGTGCACGCAGGAATAATTAACTGTAGACCTGCTAAGCGTGAATTTGTTATTGACTATGACGCTGACTCCTGTGTTAATAGACCATGCTGCCTTAAAGAGAGGAGAATGTGCAATGCATGCATTCCGCTTTTGCAGATTGCTGCAGATACACTGACACTACTCCTAAGTGAATGCTTTGGTTTCCAAAATATTGTCTGCTGCTACTCGGGCCGTAGAGGAATACACTGCTTTGTAACCGATGAGACTGTCATGAGACTCAGTGGCCCTGCCCGCTCCGCCATTATCTCATACATGCAGGGCTGTATGACACAGATAACGCCCCAAAATATGAGGGCCTGGTCAGACAGAGTCATAGACGATGTCTACAGACCATCAATGAACAAAGTCGCAGATATGCTATTAGCAGGGTGCAAAGGAGGCTCATACCAGCCTCATCTGTTACAGCAATGCTTCAACAAAGCCAGAGATAGACGAAACCCAACAAAGACCACAGAGCAGGAAAGAAAATACGATGACCCATGGATAGGGCAGTCAGACGAGGAGGCTATTAAAGCCGAAATCGCAAGGCTCAAACGGGAACTGAAAGAGCACTTCACATGTGAGCTGGCCATGCAGACTACTATTGCAATGCTTGATGAAATGGGTGGGAAGCACAAAAGACCAACAAGGACATTTATAGCCCGCAACATTGGTATCCTTGTAGATACCGATGTATCTGTGAGAGTAAACCATGCCGTTAATATCCCGGTACTTGTACACCCTAAGACAGGCGAGTGTGGTGTAGTGATAGCCAGCAAATATCATCCGCGATATCCAACAGACCGAGAGCTTACCAGCTTCCCTAAATTAGAAGATATACTTACCAACCCAGAGATAGCCTTGGAGAACTATCTTCACATCGCGAAGTGCTGTGCACCATCGAGGGCATCTGCCAGGTTCTTACCATCATCAGAGGTAGGACAATCTAGCTCCACAAGCATATTCTCTTTTGGGCTAGGTAACCCGTTACAGGGGCGTGGTAGTAAACTGCAGCGCATCGCTAACACCTTACCGGTACGCGATGCAGCAGATAAAATATTTAAGTCCTCCTATGTTAGACGAAGCCTTTATAGGGACATCCATACGCAGCTAATTATAGACACAGTAAAGAATATTGTACGAGAAAGGAGAGGAGCAACAAGCTCTAATGGCGTATTACCAGAATGTATAGACATACCAATATTTATTAGACACCCGCGCAACCCATCCCTATCAACAGAAACCCAGCTACTATATCCCGAGCAGACAGCTAGGCATTTTCTCGCAGATGATAACAGGTGTCACCCACCGTTTCCATTGTTTCCAAAAGGAAAAACATTAGAGAAATACAGAGACTACTTTTCAGAAACTAAGAAAATGATAGAGGGCACCAGAGCAGGTCCAACACCATGTACTAAGGGAAAGGTACTTGTCAATGGTCGCTTCTACTTACTTAGCCCGCCCCCACCGGCTACATGCAGTGAGACGGACAGTGCATCAGAGGGTGATGACACCAGCATGAGAAGCGGCGCAGCCACATTCTCAGCCGTACAATACCATTATGGCTCAGCGTTTGGCTATGCCGCTACCCTTGCAGCAACACCAAGCAGTGAGAGAACAGATGCGGCAACAGAGAAATTATGTCAGGTACCTGCAAATGGAGGGGACATAGGAGGGGTAGGAGAGTCCGCCGCACAGTCTAGAACAACGACAGAAATATCAACACCCTCTGTACTATCCCCTCCATTATCCCCCTCAAATACGCCACCACAACATCAACAACAACAACAGACAATTAACATGACACCAGTACACAGATGCCCAGATAATGTAAAGAGGCTACCTAAGGAGCAGAAGATAGATATATTAAGAAAGCTAATGAAAGCTGTTAGTAGTAAGAATAACGTACCTACCTCCACCACGAACACAGTAACCATTACAGAAACAGAGATAGAGAATCCGGCAAACGAGCATGTCACAGCTATTAATTACCATAACGTTCCAGCACTAGCTTCTGCTAATGCTTCTAACACCTCTTCATACATGCCATCATACTCTTACAGCATACATGGAACAGAGTCAGCCACAGATACCCTTACCCAATCTCTTGTTGCCTCACTATCCTGTGGTTACCCTGCAATGGAGAGCTCTGACCATAATGAAATTCAAATCCCTACCCCTGCAGCCTTAACACAGGCAGCAGCTGAGGCTCTTAGCCCAAACTATATGGACATTACAGGTTCTATCACCGACCCTTTCAACAGCCAAAGCAGCGCAGATTCCAACGTGTGTAACCCTATCACAGAAGAAACTCAAAACTCTAATTCTTCCAACAGGGAAATCGCTGCCAATCTATGCGCCTCTACTATCATAACCAGCTGTCTGAACAAAGATCGGTGTGGTGGCGGTACCCTTCGAAGAAGCCCTATTGGTGATCATAGTGCTTTACATAGCTCCCAGGGACCCCAAGCCATCTCCGCCTCTGCTGCCAAGGCTGCTGATATCAACGGCAGCATCAACAGCAAACGCAGCCTTACTGCAAATGGCTCACCCACTCATAATGCTCACCCTTCTCCTTACAGCACATTTCCTGATGGCAGAGGTACTACAAATGTTGTTAGTGACCTTCCCCATCAAGGAGATTGTCAGCCAGGCATCCCTGCCCTCCCTATTACCTGTACTTCTGATAGAACTGATTATGGCCGCGCTGGCAGTAGTTTTTACTGTAGCGCTGATAGACTCATTACTAGATTGGGATGTACCGAATGGGGGGGACCTGGCGGACAACCAGGAAATGGAGATGCAGTTGCCACCCCTGCCGCATATGATACTTCGTTACGTAGCCCCGCCACTCCTGCATGCCTGACCCCAGCCCCTAACATAGATACATATCAAATACTAAGGTCTACCTCACATCGTTACACAAGTGACAGTGTTAGCACTAATACGCAGCTTGAACACACAGGCTTCGGGCCGGATAATGGTGCAATAGGCCACTCAGGAACTATGCAAAACATTGCAGCTACATGCTTGGGGCCCCAACCCGATACGCCGCTTCCTAGTACAGACACATTTACTGCACCCTCCCCTACCCCTGCTGCTGCTGCCCTTGCTGTTCTAGCTCGAAAGGCCTCTCAGCGACAAACACGTGATGGAAAGAATAATGATGCGGCACGTAGAGAACGTAGCAACAGACATGGCGAGCAAGGCTGGAACGGGTCGCCCTTACTTGAAGGAGTCTACATCAAACATCAGGTAAAGCGCACAGAGGCGCTTGGCATCAGCAACTCCACACGTGATGCATTGCGGCAGCATGCCGAGGCCAGGCGCAGCAAAACAGCTGTTGAAAGCAGAGGTGGCGCCACAGAACCTGTAATGGCCCATAGCACAGTTCTGACTAGAGAATCCACAATTGATGTTGTAAGAACAACGGTTAACCAGTCTATGACAGCTCCATTGCAAATACAAGCTCTCGCCATAGCAGGGGGTCAATATATTCTGGTTCCTTTGTCTTTCTCCATTAACACTGTACAAAGTCTTTGCAACACTCTGCCTTCACCATCCAATCTATCCTTTCCATTCCAGCTCAACGCCGGTCCTTCTGAGGTGGGCCAGACATCCAATGCCACTGTTGCGGAGGGCGTGAGGGAGGACAAAGCTACAGCCGAGGAAATGGATGTTATTGTGATTTCAAGTGATGAGATGCCTGAGAAATCTGCAAATGTCACAAGTACCACAGTCACCAGTGAAATGCCTGTCAGTGGTTCCTGTGCACTTGTGCCCATTGCGGGGAGTCCAAAGGCTGGCCATGGAGATATTTCTAGAACTATTGGGCCCGATATCATCTCTGGTGCACCCGTGCCGTTAAACTCTGCTCCAGTGCTGATATCGGCCTCTGACAGTTCAGGGCAAGCTCATGGTGCTGGTGATGTTGGTACACAGAATGCTAGTACATTGTCTCTAGATGCTGTTCAGGCTTATGATGCTGACTCCGAGAGTGATGCTAAAAGGCGGCGTGTTTGCGGGAGGCCTAAGGGTAGTAGAACGCGGCCATTATACCTGTTATCTGAGAAGGAACAGAGGCGTAGGAGATTGCGTAAAGGGTCAGATTCATCGTCTAACAATGGAATTGCAATTGACCGCTGTAGAGATTTGGAAAGTAGTCAAGAGGAGTCAGTTACAATGATGAGAATAGAATTGGAAGGTTTAGTAGCAAAAGGTCGTGAGGCACAGCGATTGATTGAGCAGCAGTGGAGGAGAAGGGGTGAAATTGAGAAGGAGAGAGCTAGGCTAACCAAAGCACTTGCTGAGGGTGAACGTTTGTTAGAGGTTGCAAGGCGAGAGCAGCAGGCTCTTCGCTCAGGCAAAAGGCCCCGGGGCAGGCCACGGAAGTTACATACCTATAGCGGTCGACCGAAGGCTGGTACAGGCAGGACGACAATTCGGGGTACCTTGACCGATCAGATGGTAGAGCAAGAAACCCCCAATTGTAGTCCCTGCCTGATCTATAAGGATTCGGCACCTGCTGGGAACACAGATACACCTGCATCCAGTAGCTTTCCTCAGTGTGTCATGGGTGAAAGGACTGGTACTGCACATGACGCACTGATGGAAATACTGGGCGTAGATCAGTCTCCTGTAACTGGTGGTGGGTCGCTGCCCAATACAGAATTGGTAAAGGTAGATGATTTAGTTAATGTCTCTGCCCCTAGTGTTCAAAGCGATAATAGGCCAATTCATAGGCTTCGGCATTATAAGCGAGTAGATTGTTCATTAGGTAGTACTGTGTCTGTGGATAGGTATGTAGGTGGTGGTACTATTACTACTACTACTACTGCTACTACTACTACTGCTACTACTACTGCTGCTAGACATACATTGTTGGATAGGTTTATATTACCTGTTCATAGCCCGATTAGTGATGGGGAGTTAGAGGACGTATTTGTTGATGTTGAATACGATTCCACGACTCGCTCACCCTGTCCGTCATCAAATAGTGTCAGTGACAGAGATAGTCGATCAGCTTCGGAGGCCGTTTGCCATAGCACTGTGCACAATGGTAGGCTGGGCATGGAAGGTTCTAAGGGTACTGTTGCAGGAGCAAGCTATAGTGAGGATGCTCCGAGTCACGAGGGGTATAATGAGAGCACTAGGGTAGATGGCGATGGTAATGATGACGATGATGATGCAGCCACGGATGGTGGTACTTATGATGATGCCGATGCTGATACTGATGATGATGATGGGGAGCAGATGGAGACGGAGGAAGGGGGGGAGCAGGAGGGCGGGGAGGAGGGGGAGGAGGAGGAGGAGGAGGAGGAGGAAGAGGCGGCGGAGGAAGAGGAGGAGGCGGAGGAGGAGGAGAAGGAGGAGGAGGAGGAGGAGGAGGAGGAGGAGGAGGAGGAGGGGGAGGGAGGGACAGTGGATCAGTTGGTGGAGAGGGGTCATGACGATGGCAGCGAGGGAAGTAGCAGTGAGGGTGATGTACAGAGCACTGCTAATGGTGATATATGTAGAAATAGGCTTGCAGGTTGTCTTAATGGCTCTGACATGGACATGGATGTGGATGTTGATGTGGACGGACGTGGCTCATTTACCAGCGGTGAGGGGCAGGCTGAATTAGGTACTTCCACTGGATCATGGGATGTACAGATAGATGACAAGACGGTTTCTTTACAGGGTACTAGTGATAATGGACATACAGATTGTTATGCTCTACACTCTACTACGTGCAGTCTTGCAAGGGGGCAAAGTGATGAGCATGGAGATAGCACCAGCTGTGATAGTGGCGCTATTACATGCTCACTCGCTTTGTCTTCTGCCACAGCTGATTGTAGGGAAGGATTGCCACTACTTGCCTATGTTACATCGCTTGCGCCATTTATGCCTGTTGAAGGTCAAACAAATTCAAATACAACCAGTAATAGTAATACAGATATACGACCATTTGGTAGAGTTAAAAAGCATGGTGTGAAGGTGATGCATGTTAGGCCTACTCCGCATAGCGGCACAGGTGACGGTGGTGACATATGTATAGAAGGTGGATCTTTGGACGAGTCTGTGGGTGGTGTGTCTATTCATAGGGAGCTCCTTGCGACTGCACTATCTGTAAATGCGGTTCAGGGCGAATTGCGCTTATTACAGGATAGGTCGCCAAGTATTGAGTTTAGCTCAACCGAAATGTCTGATATGGAGCTAAATATTCTCTGTGAGACGGAGTCTGAGGATAATCTGCCGTCACTGACAGATTTATTCTGCGATGAGGGTATAGGGAGCTCCACCGATGATATGGCTGGTCCTGAGGGTGGTGGTGGTGGTGGTGGTGGTGGTGATGCTGATGGTGCTGCCGATGGACGTGGTGGTGGTGGTGTTACAAACCCTAGTAGTAATGGGGCGCTGGATAGTGATGAGGTAGTGCACGTGGTTTCCATGGAGGTACATAGCACAGGGAGGTCATCCACAGAGTGTATAGAGGGTGGTATAGTGATAATGGAGAGATCTGATAGTACTGTCACATTTTGTAATACGTTACAGCCATCTGTTCCTGCGGCCTCAGCAGACGTGAGTAGAGCCGTGTCCTCCAACGGGACGCCTGCGGAGGTGAATCACCAGCCTATTTCTACTACTACCTCAGATACCGCTGGTAGTATCAACAATGAAGGTTCTGATGGCTCGCCAGATCAAAGAGCAGTCCAATGTAGAGTTCGTGACCGTGGTTCTGTTAGCATTAGTGCTGTGCATGACTCTGATAATATTATTTGTACTGGCGGGGCTTCAACCGATACAGCTAGCAACTATAGTGTCACTGGTCATCATGACACTGGTTCTGTTGCTAGTGTGCGACAATCTGGTAATGATGGTGATGTGCGGAGTAGTGGAGCTAACACTACTAGCACTGGTGTGGGTACTTCCACGTCCTCCTCATTGCTAGGTGCTGGGGTAAAGGGTGATTTGACGATCAATTTGGCTACTGGCTCTGAACACGGTAATGGAAATGATGTGCATGTCTCTTCTTTCAAATTATATACAGGTGGTGACGGTGGAGCGTCCTCAGCTGGTGGTGGGTCTTCTTTAGACAATGTATATGTTTCTTCTGATATGGGCGCATATAGCACTGTAGCACGGTCCATAGGGGAAATGTGTAGTCCCACTGACTTAAGCCTAATAGAGGTGGCGGCCTCTCTTGATGCAGCGGTTCGTTCAGGAAATGAGAGCGACATTGATCATGGCACCCATTCAGGTCACTCTGATATAGATGCAGATATAGACACAGAGGATGAACGTACACAAAAGGGTGGTGGGGGTAGGTCACAGGATAGTGGTACAATGCGTAGGGTTTATGGCCCTTCTAGGCAATGCTCGTCTCATTATGTGGGCCGTCCATGTAAGGGTAGACGGAAGCAGACTGCACGGATGTCCATTAGATACCCTGATAGTTCCGATAATGACTCTTCGAATACTATCACTCACAGCTCCAAATGCTGTTGCAGGGAATGTAGGGGTCTTCATAGGTCTAGGAAGCGATTTAATCCATACAGCGACAACCGGCCAAGGTCCACTAGTGGTATGGGTGTTAGTGGACTCTCCTGTACAGTGTATTCTAAAAGCAATAGAGGTGGCGCAATATCTAATAGAGGGTTAGGTCCGGTATTACAACATCCAGTTGATAGTCCTTCTTTACAGGCTGAGTTAAATTTCAATATGCGCTATGGGGGACAGTCTAGAGGTTCTGGTTTAGATCAAAGTCGTAACGAGTGTAGCTCACAGGGTATGATACCCGCTACTGATTGTGGTACGGCCAACCATTCAGCACAGGTTCCATTTTATAATAGTAGTGTGTGGCAGGTACGGAAGGGGTTCAGTGCTTCTTCTGTACGTCGCTTACAATATGGATGTACACGGGAGTGTGAGGGATGCCAGGTATGTATGCCACAGGCATTTCACATGTCTACGCCACTTAGTTTCCCTCATTATCAGGTGTCCCCTGGTCAGTGGTTTAGCTCGCCTGGCGTTGGGTACTCGACATATGGGGGGCCATATGGGGGCATGTCTGCTGCAGGGTCAGGAGGCAGTTTAGGTTATCCTATTGTTCCGCAGCCGCTGCGCTATGTGCCAAGCTGGTATCCCTTAGCATCTGAAAGGCCCGTTGAAGGATTTGGCATGGCACAGAGCAGTAGTGGTGGCCCTACTTCACATGGTGGTACAGCAGACGTTAATGATGACAGTGGAAACGGTGAGCAGGATATGGACCAATGAATGTAACACTTTGTGATCTGATTGTATGCTAAATGATTGTATTTGCTATTTGTTCCTTATAAAAATGTCATGTACTAATTTGGGTTTATGCCCGAATTCTGAAATGTTTACTGATGTGTCATTTGCTGTTACCTGTGTACTTTCTTCACTTAGATGTACTACGTCAAATCAGAGGTTAAGGGTCCTGATATCGCCTCTAATGTCCGCTCTGCTGGCATGTCGTCTAATCATGATCCCGGCTAGTATGGATGCCGGGTTTAAGGAGTACTCCATGTACCTCTCGGAATGACGTACTGGAGTAAGGAGTGCTAGTAGTTGTGTTGGGGGCATAACATATATTACATATATAATCTGATATATAATCGTAATGGTGGTGGGTAATTTTGGGTTTTTGCTATTGATGAGGGGGAATATCCTAGAGCTTTATAGTGGTAGCATAGGAAGCATATAATACTTATTGTAGTCTTAGAAACATGATCTAACAGGCAATGAGTGAATAAGTCTCGTTTTTTACAAGAATGAATTTCCTGTGGATGACCTATGTTGCATAGTCACTTCACATGTTGTACCCTGGTAGGATTAATATCAATGATGGGCAAATGATAAAATCACTTGCATGTAACCTCTAGGCAACTGTATGAGTCTTTTTCAAGTAACGAAATGTGCAAAACGTCTTTTCAAGCATTCTTCAAAAATAAGTCATTTTTAAAAAAACATCTTTTTTGATAATTCAGCTTATGTGAGAGAGTCACCGTTACAATAAATCTTGTAAAGCAACGATCTAAGTTAGAGTCTTTTTAAAGCATGAAGCGTGTAAGAGTCTATATAAATTAGATTAGAATAAGGAGCGTGTCTTGTCTTTTCTATGCATACAATGTGAGAAAATCTGCAAAACCATGAAATCATGTATGAGTCTAGTGAGAACAAACTTCGTAAAACTTTTAAACTTGCAAACGTGTTTTTTCAAGCAATTCTGTTTTGTTACCATGACATGTACATATTAACATAGCCATTATAGGGTGTTGGTGGTGGGTATAGGGTTATAGATATTTGTTTTATTGTATTAGGACCAGTTTGTTAGTAGAACAGCACCTGTGTTAGATATCCTGTCATTTTTTATACATATTTTTTGAACCATTGTGAACATTATGCAAAGCTTCTCTTGTTGGATTATAGATATCTCTTTTTTATTGTTAGCCACTATGAATTTGAACCAAGCGCATACCTTAAGTGATCGCAGTGTACAATTAAATTGTTCATTGTTCAGAGCAGTTTCTTTTCCGTTTTGATTAAAGAAGCACAGTACACTTAGCATGTATAATCTTTTTAATACTTCTCTCTTGTTTGAACATTTATACTACATAAACACCATGTTGTGCAAATAGGTAGCCACTTTCCAATATTCAGAGGAAGTTAATCTAATCGCATTTTTGATGTTTTCAGTGCCTTCCTATGTAGGAATGAAAGTCAGCGGTACCTTTTCCAATAGTAGATCAATATGTAGAAGTTTAAGCCTTTCCAGGAGTGGAATGTTGGACATAATGACAATTTCAAAAGGGTGTAGGCCATCAACATTAGTTTGATGATATATTACTGTAAAAGTTATGTACCTATATATTTCAAATGTTATGTGACGATCTGTACTTTTCTCGGTGGAACATCTCAGTCTGTAACTATGTTTATTATCCCTGTTTTTTATCCCATGATAACCTACGCGATGTGCCATTCTGCTGAATGATTATGGAGAATACAACCGAAAGAAAAATCGTATTTACCTACATTGTAACCTTTTCATGTAACTTACTTACTTTATAATGTAGTTGTGCCTTTTGCGGTAGTTTGCAAAATGTTTTTATCTAGTGAAGTAATCTTTATTAATCATTACTAATTATGGATATATTCATTATCATGTATTACGTGTAGTTGTACTGGACCTTTAGTAAGGCGGTACCAGGCTTCTGTATATGAAGGCCTTTATTTACTTCTTATTATTCATTAACAAAGCATAACAAAACGCAGTTGATTTCTGTAATGGAATCTTTAATAGAAAATAAACATTTCTATACTGCAATCATTACAGTGTGTGTCTTTCCTTTATGTCACTCATCGCACAACACGGGGAGCTAGCCAAAGCAGTCCTCATCTTCGCGTCGCGTTACAGGTGGGGTATCACGGAACCGTAGCTGCATCTGTCCACTTAGGACTGTGTACCAGTCTAGGACCTTTGCATCCAATGCTTTTTTCCTCAGGGCATCAAGGGGGTTGTTTATGAAACGCTTACGTTGCTCAATATCTGCTGAGTATAGAAGTTCCTCCTCAGCAGGAGAGAGGCGCAGAGCAGTAGGCTGTAAGGAACGGGCGCGCTCATCTATAAATGGTTCTAGACCATTGCTGTCAGAGGTGAAGGTGTCAGTGGTGAGCCAGGGGTGAAAGTATTCCTCAGTTATAAAATGATGATCGTAGTCACTATGGACACGGCTCTGCAGAAAGGAGAGTGGACGGGCTAACCCGTCTACAAACCGTTTTGCAATATCTGTTAGCCTTTCTATTTCGTCATTCGGGGGTCGGTGTTTGGTTAGGCGATGCAGGATATAGTCGCGCGCTGCATCAAGTGCCGTCTTTGAAAGCATCCATCCAATATTTTTTACACGGAGTCTTTCATAGCTGTGTAAATGACATAATCCCATTTTACCATTAGGAAGGGGAATGGTTACTGTGGATTTCAGTGGCTCTGCCTTGCGACTAACACGGTCTATATATCTCATAAACCGACAAAAGGGGTTATGTCCATTCGGTGCGTCTCGCACACATGCGATTGGTCCAATGGGCTTTAGTTTCTTCACAACATCATAAATTGGAAAACACATAGGAAAGCAGGAGTATTTCATTAACATGAATGCTACATCGCTTGGGTCAATACGGTCGACCTGCTTTGTACCAAATATTTGACTCATTGTTTTCCGGAAGATAAATGCCTGGCCTCTGGAGCCTAGCAGGTCTATTGCTGCCCTTTCGTTAGTGGTTATAATTACAGGTGGGAAGGGGCGGTCTGTTATTGGTTGGTTTTTAACATTTATGGGGACCTTATCACCATCGAAGTGCGCGCGCAGACATCTGTCCATATAGAGTAGGGCTGACTTACTAGGATCCTCTATTATTACATTTCCAGAGAATGCAACACTACCTATCATAAAGTCCCGTCCATCGCGCTGATCTAATGTCAGTCTTTTACCTATGCAGAGTCTTCTGATTGCATCTGCAACAATACTTTTGCCACATTTCTTCTGCTCTGAGTAGAATATCATTAGTCTTTCCCGTCTGGTACCATGTAGCTGGGCTTCGAGAAAGCAGTTAATGAAGGATATAGGTTGTATTCCCTGGGAGAGTAGTATTTTCTCTGTGGTGGTTTGAGCATTTAATATATTTGTTTCAAACCAGCTGTTATGTTCCTGTATTTCAAAATCGAATGGTACAGTAACATACCGCTCATTTATGCCTTGGGCTGCCCAAGCCTCCTGCTGCTGTGTAAAAGCTTCATATATATAGTTTATAGTCATGGCAGGTAGGAGGTGGGCCTTTTCTCTCATTGTGGCTGGTATATAAGTGCGGCGCTCTCTTAGGTACCAATTAGCAATGTCTACATTTGATTTCATGGCGGACGCATGACCCTTTAGATGGGCTAGTATATCATATAAGGGGTGTAGGGGTGTCATCTTGTCAAATAGGTGTATGATATCTGAGCTACAGGATACACCTTCCTGATCTAGGTGGTCTACTAGTTTCATGAAGCTTTGTTTAACACATTCATCATCAAGCTTCAGGCGGGTTCGTGTTTTCACATCTACATTGCCAACAAACATTTTTACTGTCATTTCATTAATTAGTCTCATATATTCATCATACCCTTTAGGTGTCAGTGGCAAAGCAATAAAATGTTCCCTGGTTGTTTGAGAGGAAATGTTTGGTAGAATGTTGTCTGCAATGTCTTTTAGAACAGTGTCGTATTTGCTTTTTCTATCAACCTGGAATAGGAGAAGTGTAGCCTCTGATATGTCGGTTCCTGTGCTAAGTGTTACGTCGTTGTCTAACTCATGTATACCCATAATGCACATCTTTTCCAGTCTAGACATAACGGTTATGGCGCAGGCTGTCTCCTCTTTAAAGGTTGATCGCAGCCCTGGTCCTGCTACGAGAAAGTGCTTATATTTTGTATTTATGTTAGTGCTGGGACACACATATTCTGGGCTTCGTAGTGAGGAAGGTAGAAATAGCATCCTTCTATCCTGTGTTTGGGGTTTGAAGTTACGTGCCAGCTGCCTGTAGAGAATGCTGTCTGCGTCCGGGTGAAATACACTGTGTTGGGACATAATCTCATCTGGGCTTGGGTGCGTTCCTGCAGATGGTAATATAGAGGAGTCCGTATTTGACATGTCATTTGGTGGTTCTAGATCTTGAAGGGTGTCTATGATATTATTTTCATTGCTATATGTGCAGTGGCGCTTTAGTGATAGTGGAGGGGGTGGTGTTGGTGGGGCATCTGCTGCTCTTTTTTTATGAGGGCTCTCCATGTTGGCAAATTGCTGCTCTAGGTCTTTTATTGGGTCTGTTATAGTGCTTTGAATTGCAGGCTTATCTGACAGCATAACGTTAAAGATTTGTATTGCCTCCAGCCCTTCATTGATAGCATTGTTAAATAGTGCAAAGAATTGTAAAACCTGCTCTTTTTCAAATTGGCGCATTAATGTAGTTGGTACTACCATTGTACCTAGATTCTCTTTATATTGTGAATGTTCCCCGGCCTGGACCATTGGAAGAATATATTTACTCTTTGACACTGAGGTGAAGCGTTGCCAAAATGTTATGCGCTCCTGCAGTGTTAGATCGGTTAACATATCTCTCATTTGGAATATAGTAGAATTATTAGCAGAGATAAATGTACTCTGCTTAGGTGAGGGAACGTCCTCTTCGTCTGATTGGAAAATTGAATCCCATTCTGGGCTCTTACCAGTTGATTGCAGATATTGCTCTTCCTCAGAGTCCAT